TCTTCCATGTACGTCTAAGTTATCGGTTGATAGTTCCGACATAAGTGAATCTTGACTTTCAAAGTCTGATGATAGTTCCGCAGCTAATTGGTTGCCAAAGCTATCAAATAGTTTATGCGGATTAATGTTGTTAATATTACCAGTTTCGTCAAAAATACTTGTAATGATATTTGTAATAACGCCTAGCCTTTTTACTTTAACGGGCGGTGATATATAAATTGGTGTCTTAAACGAAAGAGTAGCAACGTCAATGTCTGAATCAATTCCTACTGGAATTGTTCTACTACTAAATGAAATAGAATCTAAGTTAACAGTACTTAAACTAGTCCAATCGATATAGTTGTCAGTAGTTTGTATTTCTAAACTAGGATTAAACAACATTAATATTTGTTCTAAAATTTGTAACTTTTGATCAGTATTTGTTGACCAAATATCTACATTAACACTAAGTTCATAAGGTGTAGGCATAAGTCGTTCAACTGTATAGTTTTTTCCTGACTCGTTTAGATATTCTTTTCCCTGTGCATCGTAAGCACGTTCTCTAACGTTTACTTTACTAATATAACTAGCATCTGCAAGCATTGCAGTATTCATTTCAAGACCAGTAACATATATGCCCATTCTAGGAGCACTTGGTATTTTATTTTCTGAACCTTCTTTAATGATACTGCCAACTTGTCGAGTAATGTCTCCATACATTACTGGCACTACTACTAGTTTTTTCTTACTATCTTCATAAGAAAAATTACTCATTAACCTAACCATCTGAGTTAGATATCTTCTTATTTGCCCGTCATAAAAATGTTGCGCCATTAGTTATCTGCCTTAGCTTTAAGTGCTTTAGAAAGACTTTGTCTTTCCGTTACTGATTCGCCTGCAATGGTATTAGCAGTTGTGTTATTAATAAACCCGCCTTTTTGTGTAGGTTTAGTATTTGTGTTTGATAATGACACACGTACTGAGTCTTCTAATTTAACCCAACGAGTGCCGTCATATTTAAATAGTCTATTAGGCAAAAAGTCTGTCCTTAAAAAATAATCGTGTGTTGATGGTTCGCTTGGAAAACTAATACCGTGTCCAAAAGTTTCACCGTTTGGCGGTAGACCATCTCCCAACAAGTATCCTTGGTATCCAGTTTTTGTTGGAGGAACCATAACCTTGTCAACATTAATGCCGTCTGATGCATCAAGTGTAGCCGAATCAACCGTTACTAATTCAGTGTCGCCATTTTCGTCAGTTGTTAAAGTAAATAAATGACTAGTATCATATCCACTTTTTGCAGCATCGGCTTCGGCCTGTGCAACTACTGCATTATTAATTTGCATTTCTGTTTCGTATGTAGACAATAAGTCTCTTAAAGTATTTCCACCTGGAGCATCTTCTTCTGCCGGTAAATCGAGGATTTCTTTAAATTCTTGACTATCTATTATTTGTTTTAATTTTAATCTATATAAATGCGGATACCAAGTTTGCGTAAAACCTTCACTTGCACGATTAACATCTTCAACTACATAGAATCGTTTAAGTGCAACTGCATAATCATTAAGTGCATATTCATCTTTTAAATGCGGTAGCTCAATAACATCTCCGGACATAATTTTTCGTCCTAATGTCTTTACACTACTTCTAATATGAATAGTAAGCATTAACGTGTCATTTTGTAAAAATAATCCAAACTGACTAAGATCAAAATCTACGTCTTGAACATTGTATATACCTCGCATAGTATATACGTCAGAATCATATTTCCTATCTCTATTTTCTAAAAATAGCAAATCCTGTATGTTGGTTTCTTTTACTACATCATAATGAGGCTGATCAGCTGTAGCATCTTCAGCATCTGGGTTATCAGGCCCTAGGTATTTGTGGATGAATAAATCAGTTCCACCAACAGTAAACATCTCTAGAATCTGTCTATCTAGGAATTCAAAATCTTTGCCCCGTTCGGGCTTATATAAACTAAGTCTCGGCATGCAAGTATTTATCGTAACGATAAATACTACGAGGAGAACTTTATGGCCGATCTACAAACACAAAGACAAGAAGTATTTGATTACGTGCATACAATGCTAGGCGGAGGTATGATCGACGTAGAACTTGATCCAATACACTATAACACTGCATTAGACAAAGCGTTATCAAGATTTAGACAACGCTCTGATAACTCAGTTGAAGAATCTTATGTATTCTTGCCCACAGTAGTTGATCAAAACGATTACGTTCTTCCTAACGAAGTAATTGAAGTAAGAAAAATACACAGACGTTCTATTGGTTCTAGAAGCGGAGGCGGCGAAGGCGGATCAATGTTTGAACCGTTTAACCTAGCTTATACTAATACATATTTACTAACAAGCTCAAACATGGGCGGATTAGCAACTTACGAATTATTTGCTGGATATCAAGAAATGGTTGGTCGTATGTTTGGATCATATATAGAATTTAAATGGAATACTGCAAATAAAAAACTTACATTATTGCAGAGACCTCGTGCAGAGGAAGACTTGTTATTACTTTGTTATAACTATAGGCCAAATAGTGAATTACTTAAAGATTACTTAACTGTACAATGGTTAAAAGATTATACTTTAGCTACTTGTAAATTTATGCTAGGCGAAGCTCGTAGTAAATTTGCAACAATTGCAGGACCACAAGGCGGAAGTCAGTTAAACGGCGATACTCTTAAACAAGAAGCACAAGCTGAATTAGAGAAACTAGAAGCCGAAGTATCAACACAAATTACAGGCGGCGCAGGCTACAGCTTTGTAATTGGCTAAAAACTTCTTGACATTTTAATATTTTTATTGTATAATAGTTATTATATACAGTAAAGGTAACCTCAAATGTCTAACTATCAAATTACTCCTGCGTTTTCAACACCAATCCTATCTATATCTCTTGGACAAATTGACGTAATGACACTTGCCTGGATTAAAAATTTAACGTATCCAAAACAAGGAGTTGCTTGTACAGGTGACGATGACCATCTACCATTAAACGAAAGAGGGTTTGATATTATTAATGCACCTCAACTTACTACTCTTAGGAAACAACTTAAAGCAGCAGTAGATTATTATGCATACGATATGTTAGACGTTAGTCCTGATACTAAATTTGTTTTTACGTCAAGCTGGATTAATAGATTAGAAAAATCTGAAGACATAGCTAAACATATCCACAAAAATAGTATTATATCAGGAGTGTATTATATAGACGTAACTCCTAATTCAGCACCTATTACCTTTCATAAAAATATAACGCATTTAAATACTTGGCCTGCATCTACAACGCCTGCTTCAGCAGGAGTAAATTGGAATCAATTTAATACTGATGCGTATACATTTAATCCAGTTAACGGCTTAGCTATTTTATTCCCAAGTCACTTAGAACATTCTGTTCCGTTTAGTAATGAGGATACTTATAGATACGGTCTTGCATTTAATTTGTTTGCAACCGGAACACTTGTAGGTGGTGCTGGGCCAGCAGGTCGTTGCACTATTACAGGAGTAACTTTATGATTATTGGCATATGTGGTCTAATAGGTAGTGGCAAAGACACTATTGCAGACTATTTAATTAAAGAACATAACTACGAAAAGCTATCATTTGCAGATAAACTAAAAGATAGTGTAGCAACTATGTTTGATTGGGATCGTGAATTACTTGACGGAAAGACTGCTGACAGTAGAGCTTGGCGAGAAGAAAAAGACAAGTATTGGTCTAACGAAACAGGAAAAGAAATCACTCCAAGATTAGTATTACAACTATTCGGAACAGAATGTATGCGTAATGGATTATATGATGGTATATGGGTTAGTTTAACTAAAAAGAAAATATTAGATAACCCACACACAAATTTTGTTATACCGGATGTTCGATTTCCAAACGAAGCTAAGATGTTATACGAAACAAGTGGCAATGTTTGGCGAGTAAAACGAAATTTAGATCCTTCCTGGTTTATAGAATATCAAACACTAGGAGTTGAACCTAAAGATGTTCATCCTAGTGAATGGGCTTGGGCTAATACTAAGTTTACTGCTACTATAGAAAATAATAGTACAATTGACAGTCTTAAAAATCAGGTAAGAGATCACCTTGTTTCCATCGAACTCCCTCTTTTTGCATCACACGCTGGCAGTTAGCACATATTGTTTTTAAGTTATTAAACTGACAGTTTTCTAGAGAGCCGTCTATGTGGAATACATTAAACTGTTCAACATGTTCACTTTTAAAATTACATTTTTCGCAATAATTCTTTTTTTCATATCCCATACGTTTCCATTTAGGAATTCCGTGACCCGTTCCTCCATACCGAGTGCATGCCTCACATTTCTTACGATAGAAGATTTTGTCGTTTTTCTTATAATTTATTGCCGCAGGACGTAGTCCGCATATACATAAAGGTCTCATATTGTATTTACCTGCCCTTTACCTGCCCTTTATTCCGGGGTATAGCGATAGGTTTTTATTTAAATAATATAAATACAAGTAGAATAACAACATATTCCAATAGGAGACGAAAAGATGGCATTAGTATCACCCGGCGTTCAAGTAAGCGTCATAGACGAAAGTTTTTATACACCCGCTGAGCCGGGCACAACTCCAATGATATTTGTAGTAAGTGCTCAGGACAAAAAGAATGGCGCCGGCACAGGAACTGCCGCTGGAACAACACTAGCACAGGCAGGCAAGCCGTACTTACTAACTTCTCAAAGAGATTTAGCAGATACATTTGGCGACCCAATTTTTGAAACAGATGCAAGTAATAATCCAGTACACGCTGGTGAGCTTAATGAATATGGATTGCAAGCAGCTTATTCATATTTAGGAGTAAGCAATGCAGCATGGGTAACCAGAGCATCAATTAATACAAACGAATTAAAGCCAAGTGCAACAGCTCCAGCAGCTAAGCCAACAGCAGGTACATATTGGTTTGATACATCAATTACAAAATTTGGACTTCAAGTTTGGAACGCCGCAGCAGTTACAGTAACAGGCGGACAGAGTTTTACTAATAAGATTCCTAGTGTAATTACTAGTGTGTCTTTTGTTACAGGTTCATTAGAAGCTCCAGGAGCTCCTAAAACATCTTACGGAACAATTGGCGACTACGCAGTTGTTGCAATTACAACACTTAATACTCTTTGGTACAAAACAGCAGGTAATGCCCCTGGTGTAACAGCAGGTAGTTGGGTGCAATTAGGTAGCGAAGGTTGGATCAAGAGTTGGCCAACTGTACAAGGTTCAAAAGCTAATCCAACATTTGCAGGAAGTACTACAATTTCTGTTAATGGAGTTTCAATTGCTATTACTGCGTCAGACACAGTTACAACCGTTGCCGCAACAGTTAACGGATTATCAATTCCAGGAGTACTTGCAGCAGTTGTAAACAGCAAGTTAGAAGTTTACAGTGATGGTAACTCTTCAGGAGCAGACGATTCAACAACTGGTGGTCCGATTCTTATTACAGGCGACAGTGCTACACTAATACTATTAGGTATTGTTGCTGGTACATATTATCCACCAGCATTACAAGTTTCAGCACACACATCAGTTCCAGAATGGAAAACAGCTGATACGTACACACGCCCAACAGGAAGTATTTGGTTTAAAACAACTGAAGCTAACTTAGGCGCAAGATTTAGAGTAAAATCATATAACGCAGCAACACTATTATTTGACACAGTAGCTGCACCATTATATGCAACTAACGAAGAAGCACTATATAAATTAGACTTAGCTGGCGGCGGAGCAAATCTTGCAGCTGGTGATTTATATGTACAAACTAACGTAGCAGGAGATGCTCAACCATTAGGTACATATAAGATATTTAGAAGAAATGCAGCATCCATTACTGCCGTAACAAGTAGTAAAATTGTTGCTGGAAGTGCTTCTGCAGGAACTAAGACGTTTACAGTTGCTTCAACAGATAACGGACAAGCAGCTTTTAACACAGCAATTACAGTAACAGCAATTACTAACGGTACAATTACTGATGCAGACA